GGGGGAACCTTCCAACCAAAAATCGGTTTCAAGACTCGCTACGGCATGGTCTCGAACCCCTTCTCTGGTGGTCTTACCCAAGGCAGCGGTGCTCTTACCGCCAACGCCAACAAGTACTACCGTCGTGTACAGGTTGCCAACCTTATGTGAGTCAGGTTGTTGTGGGGCAGGTTGTCCCACATGCCCTTTCAGACCTCCTACAAGGGGGTCTTTTTTATGCCTAGGTATAAATTAGTAGGCAATAATATTCGTTGCATTAAGTGAGTATTTCCTGACAAACTAGTATAGATAGTATAGAATTACGAGGTGAACAAATGACCCCAAATTTGAACTACATTATGAATCGCAGTTACACACAGAAAAACCATGAACAATCTCGCTTCTAGAAATCAATTATATGAATGGTCACACTTTGAGGATTCTACCGAATTAGAAAAAATAAACGATTACTACGAATGTCTAATTGAATGTACCGATACACACCAAGCATCATGTAAACGAATCTGTAAGGAAGTGCTTATGTGAATTGCATACATAGTATACCGTGTGAAGGAAGTGAAGGAGGTCTCTATTGGGACCTCTTTTTTTGTACCTAAATATCTTTAGATAGAATGATTCGTTATGATTACTGATACTAAGTTTGAGGATTTTATCGGTATCTTTGATACTGATTATGACACCTCAGATTTTATTGAGTATTGGGAGTATCAAAATAAATGTGGTGCTACCTTTAACAGAAAAGGATTATTTGGTAAGGAACGAAAGGCACATGCAAGAATTGACAACAGTTTAGTTACTGAAGAGTTTATGCTTGACCACGCTTGCGGTTATCCATACATGAGATCATATAATGAAGTTATCAGTTCTTGTTTGGGAAGATACATTGATAAGTATGAACAACTTCTACATTATAGATATCAACAAGTTTATTTAAATGTGCAGAAAACTTTGCCTCAGCAAGGTTATCATGCTTGGCATGACGAGAGAGGATCAATGGGATGTAATCGAAGGGTTGCAGCAACTATGATGTATCTCAACGATGTTGATGACGGTGGAGAGACTGAGTTTTTATATCAATCTAAAAGATATAAACCAGTAAAGGGAAGAGTCCTTATTTGGCCAGCAGGTTTCACTCATGTTCATAGGGGTAACCCTCCACTATCAGGCGAAAAATATATCGCCACTTCTTGGTTAGAAAACATAAACGCATAAAATGGCAAACTGGTACGACGATCAATTAACAAACAGAAACTTTTTGTCTCCCATCGGATTTATATTCGTTTTGGATAAGGCAAACAAAGTATCATTTCTGTGTCAAAAAGCAGAGATACCACCCATCACATTAGGGGATGTTCAAATTCCAACTAGAGGATTAGTTCCAATTCCTGTTGAAGGGAACATGCGTTACAATGATTTCACTATAGATTTTATTGTAGATGAAGACTTAGAAAACTATATGCAGATTCATAATTGGATGCGTGCATTAGGTACTCCTCAAGAGTTGAAAGAAAGAAAACTCTGGAATGATAAGTATCGGAACGAACCTAAAGCAGATGCAAGATTTTCTGATGCTACTCTTCAAGTTTTGAATAATAACAACATCGCAAATTTTGATGTTGTATTCAAAGATATGTTCCCCACAGATTTATCTACACTCGCATTCGATGTTACTGGTGCCGATAATGATTATTTCATAGCAACAGCAACATTTAAATACACTTTATATGAGATTAGAAATGTTAACAGTCAGACTAGACGATGAGTAATTGGAAAACACGCGCTCTAGATGACCCCAAATTAAAATACAAACACGCTAGAATTATTATTAATGGTCCAAAGTCCTTGTCTCAGGCATGGATTTTACAAGCAATGAAATTGAAGTATAGTTATGAATCTCGAATCGCTACAGGAAATGTGGAAGACTGATTCCGTATTGGATGATGATCTACATGATAATGACTCTTTAAAAATTCCTCAACTCCATGCAAAATATATGGAGTATTACAATACCTTCTCACTTATGAAGAGTGAGAAGGAGATTGAGTTGAATCGAATTACTAGAGAGAAATGGTTATATTACAAGGGGAAGGCACCAGCAGCAATCTATAAGGAGATGCCTTTTGATTTGAAACTTACAACTAAAGAAGAGATATCGATGTTCATTGCTGCTGATGAGGACATTGGAAAGATACAATACAAGATAGGATATATAAGTCAAGTTCTATGTTTCCTCGATGGCGTGCTACGACAAATTAACAATCGTAGTTTTCATATTAAAAACGCCATTGAATGGAAAAGATTTCAATCTGGTATGTAATGCATTACGGTTTATATTATAAACAGGTTTCTTTTAATCGCCAGTCTATGCAAGTAGTCAATACTGCATTGTCTGGCAATTCTTTTAAGTGGCATGATGGTCAGTTACATGATCAAAAAAATCAAGCAAAAAGAAAATCTAAAATAGCATGGGTAAAAGACGAGCAGTTATACATCATGCTACTTAAGATGGTGAGACATGTGAACAGAGATGCTGGATGGAACTTTAATATTACTGGAGTTGAACCTATTCAATATGGATTATATGAACCAGGAGGCACATATAATTGGCATGTAGATCAGCACCCAAGACCTGTTAGAGGCAATGTAAGAAAGATTAGTATGTCACTCTTCCTAAACGATGACTACGAGGGAGGGGAGTTCGATTTAGAGATATATAGTCCAGGGGTAGAACCTAGGTATAAGTCCTTCAAAACGACACCAGGAACTGCCATCTTCTTTCAAGGTGATCAATGGCACAGGGTTAGACCTGTAACATCAGGATTGCGTAAATCTCTTGTAGCATGGTTTTATGGACCTCCGTATTCGTAAAAAGAATGAAGTTTATCTTAAGATTGAGGCAGAACCTCACATTAATTATGAACTAGCAGATTACTTTTGTTTTGAAGTTGAGTCTGCTAAGTATATGCAGAAGCAACGTCGTTGGAAAGGATGGGATGGAAAGATCCGTTTGTACTCACCAGCAACAGGAGAAATCTACTGTGGTCTCTTAGACTATCTTTTAGAGTGGGCAGACGAGAAGAAGTATCAATATAAGTTTGAAGACTGTAAGTTCTTTGGACACCCTCTAGCACAGAATGATTTCATCACTCCAGAATCGGTAGTGGGTTTTGTAAAAGCCTTGCGCTTACCCCCGTCCTTAAAGGTACGTGATTATCAGTATAAAGCAATTTATGAGGCGTTAAAATATAATAGAAGACTCCTGTTATCACCAACAGCTTCAGGTAAGTCATTAATGATATACGCATTAGTAAGATTCCATGTAAATGTAGATAGAAATATATTGATCGTGGTCCCTACAACATCTCTAGTGGAGCAGATGTATAAGGACTTTGAAGAATATGGTTGGATGGCGTCCGAAAACTGCCACAAAATATATGCGGGGCAAGAAAAATACACGGACCATCAGGTGGTAATTACCACTTGGCAATCTATCTATAAGGAACCTAGAAAATGGTTTGACAGGTTCGATGTTGTCATCGGTGACGAGGCACACCTTTTCAAAGCTAAATCTCTTACGTCTCTGATGGGTAAGTTGCATGAATGTAAATATCGTATTGGATTTACAGGAACTCTTGATGGTGCAAATGTCAATCAGTTAGTTCTTGAGGGTGTCTTTGGTAGATGCTCACAAGTGACACGAACTGCACAACTAATGCAAGAAGGACATGTTGCTAAGTTAAAAGTAAAAATTGTTTTGGTGAAGCATGAGGAAAAACTATTTGAGGGGTATCAAGATGAGATCGGATACCTTGTAGAACATGAAGGTAGAAATAAATTTATCCGTAACCTTGCTTGCGATTTAAAAGGAAATACTCTAATCCTCTTCAACTATGTAGAGCGTCATGGGGTGCCTCTTTATGAGATGATAAATAGTTACACCGAAAGACCAGTACATTTTGTACATGGTGGTGTAGATGTTAATGACCGTGAAGACATCAGATTACTAACTGAAAAGTCTGACAATGCAATCATTGTTGCTTCTTACGGTACTTTTTCCACAGGCATCAACATCAAAAGATTACACAACGTTATCTTCGCAAGTCCTTCAAAGTCCAGAGTTCGCAACCTACAATCTATTGGTCGTGTTCTAAGGAAAGGCGAGAATAAATCTCAAGCAACATTATATGATATTGCTGATGATATCTCTACCGATAGAGGTAACAACTATACACTCAACCATTTAATGGAAAGAGTTAAAGTATATAATCAAGAAAAATTTAATTATGAAATCATAGATGTAAACTTAAAAAACTTATGATTAATTACGCAAGACATGATGAAGAATTTTATGGAGTTTTCAAACTCCTCAATGGCGAAGAAGTTTTAGGTAAAGCAGTACTTACAGAAGATGAGGGTGAAACGCTAGTTTTTCTCCAAGATCCTGTTTGCACCCAAGTCATTCATAAAGAACTTGAAGAAGGGAAAATGATTCGTGGTGTAGGATTCTCAAAATGGATGCAGTTTTCTAATGAGGACTTCTTCATTTTACGAGAGAAGGATATTCTTACAGTCACTTCAATGAGTAAAGAAGTTTCATACTTATACGAAGCTTTTATTATTAGTGAAGATGATGAAAAGTCATCTAAAACCAAAGTAGACCTAGAACCCGAGATGGGTTACCTAGGTAAAATTGATGAAGCAAGAAAGCTCTTAGAGAGAATCTATAGAAGCTAGGTGTTCTCTGAACCCTTACATGGTTATTATACAGAGACTTGACGATTCTGTCAAGTGTGTTATAATATTAACAAAGCAGATACCATATGAAAACGCCTGTTAAAAAACAAAAACAACATTACGTTGACAATCAAGAGTTTCTTGCTGCAATAATTGTATACAAAAAGCAACTCCTTTCTGTGGCAGAGAAAGAGATTCCTGGATTTCTAGATCTTCCTCACAACAAACAGGTGCAAGCACTTAAGAAGTGGGATAGTCCTAAGAAACCCAGAGTGAATAATTACATTGGTGGATGCTTTCTGAAGATTGCAACTCACCTTTCATATCGTCCTAACTTCATTAACTACATGTATAAGGAAGATATGATTTGTGATGGTATTGAAAATTGCATTCAATATATTAATAACTTTGATCCTGAAAAATCTAAGAATCCGTTTGCATACTTTACACAGATTGTATACTATGCATTCTTGAGAAGGATTCAAAAAGAAAAAAGACAGATGGAAATCAAAGATAAGATTCTGGAGAAATCTGGTTACGATCATGTATTCAGTATTGACGGGGATGTCGATACAGGTTATAATCAGATCAAGTCCCGTGTGGAGATGAACTCGAAACGATGAAGATCTTATTGATTACGGACCAACACTTTGGTGTTCGTAACGACAATCAGCATTTTATTGAGAGTTATAGAAAATTTTATACTAAGGTAGTTATACCATACATCAAGAAGTTTAACATTGAGCAAGTGATTGCTCTTGGAGATACTTTTGATAAGCGTCGATCAATCAACTTTATGTCTTTAGAGGCAGCAAAGGATATGTGGTTTGACCCTTTAAACGAATTGGGTGTACACATGCGTATGCTGGTAGGCAATCATGATATTTATTACAAGAATACTCTACGAGTTAACGCCCCAAGTGAGTTACTTGCAGGATACACAAACATCAGTGTTATCGACAGTCCCACCACTGCTGTTTACGATGGTGTTCCTATACTCCTTTTGCCTTGGATTTGCGATGAAAATCGTACAGAAGTTCTGGAAAAAGTAGGAAGTACTGAAGCCGAAGTATGTATGGGGCATCTAGAACTTAATGGATTTGAAGCACATCCTGGACATGTCATGGAAAGTGGTATGGATAAGAATGCGTTCTCAAAATTTAAGAAAGTATTTTCTGGACACTATCACATGAAATCCAACAAGGGTAATGTGTATTACTTAGGTAATCCTTATCAGTTGTATTGGAATGACTATGGATGTAAAAGAGGGTTTCATGTATTTGATACCGACACTCTAAGAACAACTTTTATTAGAAATCCATTTGACACCTTCTATAAAGTGTATTATAATAATGGAGTAAGTTTGCCAGACTCTAGCGAACTACAAGGAGCATACGTCAAACTAATCGTAGAAGAGAAGGGAGACTATGCAAAGTTTGATTACACGGTCAATCAACTTCAAGCAATGTCTTTGGGTGATTTAAAAATCATCGAAGACCTCAATGCAGAAGTCTCTAGTGATTCGGTGTTGGAAACCGAAGATACTATGACTCTCCTAGATAACTACATAGATGAAATAGACCTTAAGGTTAGTAAACCTAACATTAAGAATCTAATGAGATCTCTATACATGGAAGCATCTGAAATCTAATGTTCGTTTTAACAGACATAAACTCAGGCGGTATCTATGCTGTAACTAGCAAAGATAAAATTAAAACTGTCACTGTGTTTGAAGATCGAGACGACGCAGAACGGTATGTACAACTACTACTTGCCGATGATTATGAAGATGAACTAGAAATTTTTGAAGTTGACAAAGAAGTCGTTGCTATCAACTGTAACACATACGGATATAGTTATTCCGTTATTGAAAAAGATGATCTAATTATCCCCCCGTAATGATTACATTTGAAACTATCCGCTGGAAAAACTTTCTTTCGACAGGAGACCAGTGGACTGAGATTGATTTTTGCGAGTCATCCTCAACCCTTATTGTAGGTTCTAATGGCGCAGGGAAGTCCACTATGTTGGATGCCCTGTGTTTTGCTTTGTTTGGAAAAGCATTCCGTAAGATAAACAAACCCCAACTAGTTAATAGCATCAATGAAAAGGATGCTAAAGTTGAAGTTGCCTTTAGTATTGGCAAGGAAGAGTATCGTGTGTTTAGAGGAATTAAACCAAACGTATTTGAACTTTATAAGAATAATAAACTGGTTGATCAAGATGCTGCCACTAAAGATACTCAAAAATATCTTGAACAGTCTGTACTCAAACTCAACTATAAGTCATTTACTCAAGTCGTAATCCTTGGGTCCAGCACATTTGTTCCCTTCATGCAACTTGCTGCTTCTCATAGAAGAGAAGTGATTGAAGACTTACTTGATATTAATATTTTCTCGAATATGAATGGTCTTTTAAAAGATCGTATTCGTGCATCACAGGGTCAAAGTAAAGATTGCTCACACATGCTGACTCTTGCCGAAGGTAAAGTTCATGCTCAGAAAAAACTAATCAACTCTCTTGAAGAAGTCAATCAGAATCGTCAAGAAGAGAAACAGAAAAAGTATGATGAGAATCTTTCTTTGATGAAGAAAGTACATGGAGATAAGTATATTGTAGAGAAAGATATTGAAGATACCGAAAGTAAAATTGGTGACTATGATGCAGCAGCAAAAACTTTATCATCCTTACGTCAAGGTCAGTCAGATAAAAAGTCTCAACTAAAAATTATATCTAAGGATCTGAAATTTTTTAAAGGGCATGATGTATGTCCTACATGTACACAGGATATTAGTGGCACCTTTAAGAAAGAACAAATTAATTCATTGACACACTCAGGCAAACTAGTTGCTGAAGAGATTGTACAATTTAATGTAGATGTTACTGATGCGACTAAGATTGTATCAGAAATTTCTGAACAGTCTATGAAACTTAAAGAACTTTCTAGTAATCTTTCTGCACTTGATCGTGATTATGTCAGACTAGAGTTTGAGAATCTTCGCATTAAAGATGAACTTGTGAAGTTGCAAGAACATACTCCTAACATTGATAAGGAACGAGAACACCTACAGAATGTTCAAGATGAGAATGCAAAAACAGAATCTGACTGTGCAGCAGTTAGTCAAAGATTGGATGAGTTCCAAGTTATTGCTTCCTTGCTTAAAGATTCTGGAATCAAAAGTAGAATCATTAAGAAATATATTCCTATTTTTAATCAACTAATTAACAAGTATCTTCAGTCGATGGACTTCTTTGTAAACTTCACCTTGGACGAAGAGTTCAACGAAGTTATCAAGAGTCGTTTCAGGGATGAGTTTTCTTACGCATCTTTCTCGGAGGGAGAGAAACAGAAGATTGATTTGGCATTACTATTCACATGGCGCGAAGTTGCTCGTATGAAAAATAGTGTTGCTACTAATCTACTAATTCTAGATGAAGTGTTTGATAGTTCACTAGATGCTTCTGGTACTGGAGAACTTCTTCAGATTCTTCGTGGTCTTGGAAAGGATACTAATGTCTTCGTTATCTCACATAAAGGAGACATTCTTGTTGATAAGTTCCTACGAACACTGAAGTTTGAGAAGATCAATGATTTTTCAAAGATGTCTGATGAGTCCTAAATAAACTTGGTTGGGGGAAAAACTTTTGCTTTCTACACAGTACAGACTGCGATTAGAATTCATTTGTAAATGTATTGCGAATGGAGAAGAAGTCAAACTAGACGATATGGTTTGGGCACAGAAACTTGCTAAGGCAAATACATCTGCTAATGAGATGTTAAAGAAAGCAAGACGACAACACTCTCAAGAAATTGAAGAAGGTAGTACCGATGATTTTCTGAATAGGATGGGTTTAGGAGACCCCGATCCATCCAATCATAAAACGGGGTTCACTGATGCTGACGATATTAAGAGTTGGTTTCACCAAGAAAAACCTGATGATTGGAGACAGAGAGACTAATGCCAAGTGAATTTGATTATGTCGAAGCACCTACAGAAGGTGAAGTTGATAAGTGGGGATTCACAATCAAACCTGCTATTAGCGATAACGAATTGATTCGTAGATGTCTAAGAAATGCTCCTTGTGGTTGTGACAAAAAACAAGTTGAACGACTGATACAACAATACTATGACTAAGAAACAATACAAACAATTGCTGCTAGATCATTTCACAGAGCGATTGGATAAGTTGACAGCAAAGGAACTGAAGGAACTTGCTGCGAGACACACATGAAGGATTATGTCTGTATCGCCATGTGGGATCCCATTTTCGAGATGATGAGGTATCATTGGGTACACAAGTCAGAAAAGGATCCTGTGCAATTCGTGAAGAATCTTAACCCAGAGCAAGAAGTGTTATGAGTAGTAAGGTACTATTCCTAGTTGACATTGGTAATGGTAGGTGTGTCAGTCATGATGGATACATTCAAATTGGTATTTTCTCCCATAGTGTAGAGAAGCACCTTGAGTTGTGTCCCGAACAGGAATGGCAAGTTACTTATTGGATGCCTGATCCATTCTGTATTAGATATCCAAGAGCGAACTATCAACATACTATGAAGGCGAACGAAGGTTCTCCTAAGACTGATAATGCTACTGATAGTCGTCCTAGAGATTTCCCTGACCAAGCAACAAATAGACTTGAGAGAACATTATGAAGATGTGGGAAACAGAATGCTCTGGGTGTCAAAAGATGATACCAGCAAATCAATGTCCTCAAGTCGGATGCTATGTTCCGTCCGAGAATAAATATAAAAATTCACTATGCAAACCCTGTTGGTTAAAAAAATGCAAGCAGTAATCTATTCTAATGGCAGTCAAGAGTGTGAGCGTATGGCAGCACTATTAGAGTCTCTTGGTGGAGAGTTTTTAGAGTATAAACTCAACAAGCACTTTACTCAAAGATCATTTGAAAATGAATTTGGCGAAGGGGCGACCTACCCCCAAGTATCTTTGGGTTATAAGCATGTTGGTAATATGCATGACACATTACATTTCCTACAAGAGAAGGGAATGCTTGTAGGACAGTGACGAAAGTGTCCCATCGGTTGTCCAGCAGCAGGAATCTCTGCTATAATTATAGGGTAACCAAGAGAGACGGATGAACACTCAGGAAGTCAAAGGCACTCTCGCCAAACTGCTTGCTACAGAGAATCTCACTGTAGAGCATCGTAAGGTCAGCACTGCCTGCTTTGATGTTGATAAACGTCTGCTGATTCTCCCTATCTGGAAGACTGCTTCCAATACCGTCTATGACCTTCTAGTAGGACATGAAGTCGGTCATGCTCTCTACACACCCAATGAGGACTTTAGTGGTGCCTCAAAGGCATTTGTGAATGTCTTAGAGGATGCTCGTATTGAGAAGATGATGAAGGTCACCTACCCTGGTCTTCGTAAATCTTTCTTTGAAGGATATAAAGAACTTTGGGACCGAGATTTCTTTGGTGTTAAGAATGAAGATCCGTCAGACTTATCGTTGATTGATCGTATCAATTTGTACTTCAAAGGTAAACCTGATATGGTTTTCTCTGATGATGAAAGAACTTGGGTTGATCGTGCTGCTAACACCAAATCGTTTCAGGAAGTCATTCAACTTGCATTAGAACTCTGGGACTATGTTAATCAGAAGAAAGATGAAACTGAGACTGAGACTCCGATTAAACCCCAGTCAGAGAATGGTCAGCAGTCTGCTGATAGTGAAGAGGAGATAGATTTTGAAGATCAAGATGATGAAGGCGAGGGTGAAGATGGTGAGTATGAAGATACTGCTGAACTAGAGATACCTACATATCAGAATGGTGGAGAGGTTGATGAGACTCAATCTATAACTGATGAGGCACTTTCTCAAGCACTAGAGACTTTAGTTGATGATGATGCTAAAGAATGGGTATACTTGACTCTACCTAAGATTAATCTTGAGGACTATATTGTTCCTTATGATGTTGTTCAAGAGAATCTGCAGAACCATTATTATGGATATGATTATGGTGATGACGAGGAGTCCAAGGAATACTATGAACGAAATCTTTCATATGCTGTAGAACACTACAACTCTTTCAAGAAAGATACTCAGAAGACTGTCAACTATTTGTGTAAGCAGTTTGAAATGAGGAAGTCTGCTGATGAATATAAGCGTGCAGCAACTTCTAAGACTGGTGTTCTTGACACCAATAAACTGCATACTTACAAGTATAATGATGACATCTTCAAGAAAATTACTATCATTCCTGAAGGTAAGAATCATGGACTTGTGATGCATCTTGACTGGTCTGGTTCTATGCAGAGTCAACTTCTAGATACTATGAAGCAACTTTATAATCTAGTATGGTTCTGTAAGAAGTGTGGGATCCCTTTTAGGGTATATGCTTTTCAATCTGGATTTGTTGGTAACCGACAACAGTTGCCAGAAGATTTGAAGCAGAGTGAGAATGAACTTGCAATGACTAAAGATTTTAGATTGCTGGAGATGTTCTCTTCTAGACAAAATGCAAAATCGCTAGAGAAGTCCATGCATCTAATGTATGTTCAGGCGTTTTCTATTGGAGGATATCGTATACAACACTACTCTGAGTATACTCTTGGAGGCACTCCACTTGCAGAAGCAGTGTATTGTACTCGTGAGATCGTCGCACAATTGAAGAAGGTTGAGCGTGTCAGTAAGGTAAACGTTATTTGCTTGACTGATGGTGAGTCCAATCCAATGGGATATATCAAACGAATCCCTGACGAATATCAATATTCTGATAAAGAGTTTATGCACGCATATCTCTGCCATCAACGTAGTAAATTGTTCTTCCTTCGAGATACCGAAACTGGATATACTCGCAGATTAAATGCGATTCCTTATAATACTACAAACGAGATTGTATCTTTTTATAGAGAAATTACTGATTACAACTGGGTTGGTATTCGTATTTGTAGTAAGGCAGAACTTACACGTCTTGTGAGGGAGAGTGTAGACATAGATAGGAGCGAATATGAATCTATTGATAAGCAATGGAAGAAGGACCGATACGTTTCTATCAAAGGTAGGGCAGGATTTACCGAGTCCTTTTACATGCCAAATCAAGGTTCTGGTATGGGCAGTCAAGATCTTGAGGTCAAGAATAAAAAAGAAGTCGCTACTCGCGCTGAACTGACCAGAGCATTTAAGAAACATATGGGTTCTAAAATGACAAACAAAACTATCCTTAACGCATTTATTGAGCAAATCGCATGAAGTGTAAAGTACAACTATTCAAGGCAGGCACAATTTTCGATGAAATTGTTATTGCTACAGACTATGACGATGCTAAGAAAGTTGCCTTGGCACGAAACCCTGGAGCAACTGTAATGGGAGTAACGGCAGTATTCTAATGAATATTACCGTCCCAATGAGAGTGATAGGCAGTGGTCTTGTGATCATTGCTTATTTTATTATCCTTCACAT